CAATACTTTTATAAAAAATCTGAAGGCTTTAGGCATATTGAAGCAAAAGCAAAAGAAGAAAAGTTTTATTATTTACATTCAGAGGCATTTGAATATTGTGTTCAAAATGTTAGAGCAATAGAAAAAACAGACGACATGATTCAATACGAAAAAACTATGCCGGAAGACAGAATAGATATATTTGATGCAGCAGTTTTTGCTTGCATAAGAAAGTTAGAGAGTATGGAGAAAACATCATCAGCCAGCGCATGGCTTAATAGCTGAGAGGAGGCAAATAATGAATGAGCAAAAATAGAGGCAATAATAAACAAAGAGCACGTGCTGAACCAATAAGTCAGAAAAGAGAAACAGCTTTAAGTTGGTTCCTGTCAACAGATGCATATGATACTTTATGCGTGCCAGGTTATACTAGGCTAGCTGATAACCCTGAAGTAAAAATGGCAGCACATAAGATAGCCGATTTAATATCATCAATGACTATTCATTTGATGGAGAATACAACAAATGGTGATATTAGAGTCAAGAATGAATTATCAAAGAAGATAGACATTGATCCTTACAAGTTAATGACAAGAAAGGCCTGGGTATACAACATTGTTTATACTATGTTGCTTGAAGGTCAAGGAAATAGTATAGTCTATCCAAAAGTAACGAATGGATTAATTGAGGATCTTATACCACTCAAGCCGGCAAGTGTGAGATTTTTAGATACTAATTTCGGATATGAAGTTATTTATGGAGCAAGTTCATTTGATTATGATGAAGTTTTACATTTCGTAATTAATCCTGATCCGGAAAAGCCTTGGATAGGGACAGGATATAAAGCTGTACTTAAGGACATAATCAAGAACTTAAAACAGGCAGCTGCTACAAAAAATAGTTTTATGTCAGATAAATGGAAACCTTCAGTAATAATAAGCGTTGATGCTATGACTGAAGAGTTTACTACTCCTGAAGGTAGAGATGCTGTCCTTAAGAAATACGTTGATGATACTGGTGGCGGAAAGCCTTGGGTAATACCGGCAGATTTAATTAAAATTGATCAGGTTAAACCATTAAGCTTAAATGACCTAGCTATAAACGATGCAGTTAAAATTGATAAACAAACAGTTGCAGGAATCTTTGGAGTACCTGCTTTTTTATTGGGCGTTGGTGATTATAAAAAAGACGAATACAACAACTTTATCAATTCAACTATATTGCCAATTGCAAAAGGCATTGAACAGGAACTGACAAGAAAACTTTTAATAAGCCCTGATTGGTATTTTAAATTCAATCCTCGTAGCTTATATGCCTATGACATGAAAGAATTAGCTGATGTTGGTGGCAATATGTACATTAGAGGAATAATGACAGGCAATGAGGTTAGAGATTGGCTTGGTATGTCTCCACTTGAAGGATTAGATGAAAGAGTAATCTTAGAAAACTATATTCCAGCAGGCATGATAGGAGAACAAAAGAAACTGAAAGGAGGCGGTGAGGGTGAGTAGTAAGGTTAAGAGAATTGATATTAAAGAATTCAGAGAAATGGGATTACTAGTTGAAGTCAATAGAACATTTTTTCATCCATTAGGATTAGCACTAGAGGTTATTATTGATGATGAAACTAAAGAAGAAAAGTTAGGTGGCATTTGGGATTACCGAGATGATCCTGAAGGTATGCTTTATGGCAATCCGTTTCCTTTGGAGAAAGTTGAAAAAGCCCAGGTATTTATTACTCAAAAGCATGAACAGCGTAAGCAAGTATTAGGCTTTGTTTACCAAGAAGGTGATATTGATGAATAGAGATGTGATGCAAAAGCGTAGTTTACTTACTACTTTCAAAGCAACAAGAGCTGAAGAAAATAACGGAGACATGTATATTGAAGGCTATTTTGCTGTTTTCAATAAAGAAACTGAATTATGGCCAGGAGCTTATGAAGAAATAGCTCCGGAAGCTTTTAATGAAACTCTTGGTAATGATATAAGAGCATTAATCAACCATGATACAACTTTAGTGATGGGTAGAAATAAAGCAAACACTCTTGAAATTAAGGTAGATAGTCATGGACTCTGGGGAAGGATTAAAATTAATCCTAAAGATACAGATGCTGTAAACTGTTATGTTAGAGTTGAACGTGGTGATGTAGATCAATGCAGTTTTGGATTTAATATCTTAGAAGAAATAACTGATTGGCGTGCTGATGGAACTGTCAAATGGACTATGACTAAATTAGACCTGCATGAAGTGTCAGTTTGTACGTTTCCTGCCTATGAAGATACAGGTGTACAAGCACGACATGCTGAAGTTGCACAACATAAGGAAAGACAATTAGAACAAAGAAAAAAATTATTGAAAGAGAGGATTAATAAATGGCATTAAAACAATTAATGATTGCTAAAAAAATAGAGCAGAGAAAATCAAGCTTAACAGAATTACTAGCTCAAGAAACAACTCTAAAAACTAGAGAGGCAGAATTAGAAACAGCGTTAGAAGAGGCTGCTACTGATGAAGATGTTGCTTTAGTTGAAGAAAATGTAACTAAGTTAGATGCTGATAAAGCAGAACTTGATGAAAAGAAAAGCAAACTTGAAGGTGAAATTGCTGAGCTTGAGGGAGAGCTTGAACAGCTAAACAGCAAGGAACCAAAGAATTCGAAAGAACCTGAACAAAAAAAATCAAATCCTAAAGGAGAGGGAAATATGAATAGACACAAAATTTTTAATCAAATGACTAGAGAAGCAGTTGAAACTTTAATTGCAAGGGACGATGTAAAGGAATTTTTAGCAAGAGCAAGAAACTTTGGAGCACAAACTAGAACAGTGACTGGAACTGATTTATTGATTCCTGAAGTTATGTTGGATATTTTAAGAGATAACATCTCTCAGTATTCTAAATTAATAACTAAAGTAAACTATAAGCCAGTTAAAGGAAAGGCTCGTCAAAATGTTACAGGTACAGTTCCTGAAGCAGTTTGGACAGAGATGGTTGGAGCTCTTAACGAACTTGAAATGAGCTTTAATCAGGTTGAAGTTGATGGATATAAAGTTGGTGGATTTATTGCAATTGCAAACTCTACATTGCAAGATTCTGATTTGAATTTAGCAGCAGAGATTTTAACTCAAATAGCAAAAGCAATCGGTATTGCACTTGATAAAGCCATCCTGTTTGGCTTAGGAACAAAACAACCTTTAGGTATCGCTACAAGATTAGCACAAACAAGTAAACCAGCAACTTATTCTGACAATGCTCCTACATGGGCTGATTTGCATACGACTCATGTTACAAAGACAGCTGCTACAGGTGCCGCTTTAATTGGAGCAATTATAACAGCATTTGGTGTTTGCAAGAATAACTTTTCTGATGGCGGAAAATTCCATGCAATGAATAGTGTTACTCATGCATACCTAATAACTACATTGTTAAACTTCAATGCAGCTGGTGCTCTTGCAACAGGAATGAGTAATCAAATGCCTATTCTTGGTGGAGACATAGTTATATTAGACTTTATGACTGACTATGATATAGTTGGTGGTTATGGTGATCTGTACTTGTTGGCTGAAAGAGAAGGCGCTGTTCTTGCATCTTCAGAACATGTAAAATTTGTTGAAGATATGACAGTATTTAAAGGTCTTGCTAGATACGATGGTCTGCCTGTTATAGCTGAAGGCTTCTATGTTATTAATATTAACAATTCTACTGCTACTACAACTGAAACATTTGCAACTGATTATGCAAACACTGAGCTTGGTGCTTTAGGTGTTACTTCAGTAGCTGGAACATTAGCAGGTGATACTCTAATTACTGTAACTGGAACTGAATCAACAGGAACTACATTAGGCTACAAAGTAGGTGGTAAGGTAGCAGCTGTTAAGTGTGGAGATGCATCAACCGGTTACACAACATTTGAATCTGCAGATGATCTTACTGTAGCAACCGGCAAGATAATTACTGTTGTTGAATTTGATGCTAACGGACGAGCAATAAAAGTTGGTAGCGTTCAAGCCGTAGCAAAGGCTTAATTAAACTAAGGATAGAGTGAAATATCTCTATCCTTTCTCTTTGGAAAGGAGGCAGCTCATGGATACTGCAATGATCCTCCAGCTAATTAAAGCAAGAAAAGGCATTTCTACGGCTACTGCCAGAGATATATATTTACTTTCAATTATTAACGGAGTTATCAAAGAGTTGGAAGATGAAAACGGCATATTGTTAGAACCTGATAATGATAGTCATCAAATGTTTATAGTCGATTATGCAACTTGGCGGTACGAAAATAAAGATAGTGCCAATGGAATTCCAAAACACTTATATTGGAGATTTAAAAACTTATACGTCCATAATGGTGGTGGTACAGCATGACATTTGATTATGAAGTATTTTTAATTAAAGCAGTTAATACCGTTGATGAAGGTGGCGATACCGTTCAGGCAAAAACCGAAAGAAGTGTATTTGCTGATAAATTAGATTATAGAAGTAAGGAATTTTATCAAGCTTTTACAAATGGATTGAAGCCTTCTATTACTTTTGCTATCAATAAATATGAATACAGCGATGAAAGAACGCTAAAATTTGAAGGTAGTAACTATAAAATTATAGATGTTTATCCAGTAAAAGCTAAGGATGAAAGTGAATTTGATTCACTTGCTTTATTGTGCGAGGCGGTGGTTTAAAAATGCCATTGCCTAAATCAGTAACAAAATACAGCAATAAAAATGGAGTTACTTTTATATCTAGTGTCGACCGAGCGAATTATACAATAACAGAGCTTTCAAGGGCGGCACTCAGAGATGTAGTTAACGTATTGAGAAAAAAGTTAATTGTTAAATTTAAAAAGTTACCAGGCATGAAGCGAAGTAAAAGAATATATCATTCTGTTAGATATGACAAGCATCCTGATTTTAAAATCGGCATGAAGATTGGGCTAATTCACAATACTTGGTATGGCGCAATTCAAGAACTAGGTGGAAATAATCAGCCTAAGAGGAGCATATTACGTGACACAGTGTTTGAAAGTATAGATGAAATACAAAAGATTGAAGCCCAATATCTTTCGTCAATAGAGGACGAATTAAAGGCTCAAGCATTAATTGATAAAGCAGAGGAGGTAGGAGATGAAGACATGGAGTCTTAGAACTGAATTACAAAGGCTTTTTAAGACACTGACAACAAATGTTTACTATGAAGGTAATCAAGATCCTGCTATATATCCTCGGCTTGTCTTTGAGCTTAGCGAAGTTTCTTATGATTCAGGTAAGACCTTATATCAGCTAGAGGTTAATGTAATAGAACATGGTACAGGCACGAAGAACGCAGAAGATTTAGCAGACAAAGTACAGAGTGCGTTAAATAAATATTATTTTATAAACAGCGAAATACAGTTTACTTGCTACAAAGGTGCAAGGCAAACTATACAAGAAGATGACAAGCAAATTATACGCAGACGATTAACGTTCGAAATACAATTACATGAAATGGAAGGAGAATAAAAATGAAATATACAGGATATACAGCTGAAACGCCAAAAAGTCTTTTATTAGATGCCGGAGCATTCTTTAAAAACTTTTATGTTGGAATAGACACATTTTCATCTGCTGTTGCAGCAGGGAAATTACTTGGCGCAACACAAGGCGGAGGAACCTTTTCAGCAATACCAACCATAAGAAAAATACCTATAGATGGAATACCTGGAGCAGCAAAAGGCTTAGAAGTTATAGATGAGTGGGTTGTTACTATTACATCAAATGTAAAGGAAGTAAAAAAAGCTACAATTCAAGCAGCTTTAACTTCAAGCTCAGTAGACACATCGACAAGCGCAGATTATGACATAATAACAGCTAATTCTGAAATAGCCCTTACAGATTATATAGATAACATTACATGGGTAGGTACTCTATCAGGTACAAACGAACCAGTAATAATTCAAGTATACAATGCTATAAATACTAATGGTTTAACATTAAATACAGCGGATAAAGCAGAAGCTGTTTTAGCTCTCACATTTACAGGACACTATTCAGACACAGATACAGATACACCTCCTTTTGCAATTTACTATCCAAAGGCAATAACTAACACAGTTGATGATGCTGCACATGACTTCAGCAAAGCAGCAGCAGCTGACATAGTATTAACTATAACATCATCTGATGGAGCTGTTTGTGGCGGAGTTAAAAACGGAACTCAATATATAACAAGCAATCAATATACTTTAGCTACAGGCAAAGTGACATTAGAAAAAGAATACTTAACTACATTGACAAATGGCGCTCAAACATTCTACTTGATGATGGACAAAGGTAATAATATTACGGTTACAGTTACAGTAGGAGCATAATATGAGAAAGCTACAAACGCAAGATGTATTTAATGCTATGAGAGCAATCTCAAAAGCTAACTTAAAAGAAGAAATAAAACCTATTTTAAAACAAGCTGCAGCAGGAGAAGTTAATGTCGAAGATGTTGGAATAGAGGGCATATTAAGTCTTATAGAAATATTCTCAAAACATAATTCTGAACAGGCAATATATGAGGTTTTAGCAGGACCATTTGAAACCACAGCCGAAGAAGTAAAGACTATTGACTTTATAACACTTGCAGAAAATTTAGAAACGCTTAGTAAGGAGAACGACCTAAAGCGTTTTTTTACTT